GCAGACCGGCGGCATTCGCGGCCCCATGGGCTGATAGGAGGTTTATTATGGCCTTTTCATATTCTGATTCTTCCTTTGCGCCAGTTCCTTTGGCTGGAGGGTGGAAAGACACAATGGATCAAGCTAAAGCTATTTCTGAAAGTTCCCTTCCGGATGCAGCAAAACAAGAAGCGTATAAAGCTATATACAGCCCAGATGCACAACTAACGGGTTACCTTGGTTCTACTTTGCAGCAAGCGGCATACAATCAAACGTCTGAAGGAAGGAAAAAACTCCTGGAACAGCAACTGGAGTTTGATAAAGCCCGTGGTGAGCAGCAGATGAAATATCGTATGACCAACGATATTATCTCCAATATGGGTAAAGCTGCCTACGCCGCTTTTGGTGGTGGGGGTGTGCCCTATGAATATCTAGGACAGAGCATGGCCAATGCCGGCAATGCTTACCTTGCTGGACGAATGTCTGGCAATCCTGCCGCTCCTGTTGTTGGCCAGCGTTATTTTTAAGTAAGGTAGAATAACAAGATGACCTGGAGCACAAATACTTTTGGGTACGATGCAACACCTGTAGCCCAGGATGTATTTAAATCTAGTCCGTCTGTTTTAGAAAACAATCCGTTTGCCAAAGGAGGAGGTAAAGGTATGGCATTTCCATTTATGGCTGCAGCGACGCTAGGTAGTAGCGTACTTGGTGGTATTTTTAGCGGCAACCAAGAAGCCAAAAACCGTCAACTTGCTGCTGATCTTGGCAAGATGCAAGCAGAGGCTGCCATGCAAGGCGCCTTCCGAAATGCACAGCTGGGCCAGTGGAATACTACATCTGCTCCTGAATACCAATACGAACTTCAAAAACGTGCGCGTAATTTTGAGAACAAATTCTTCAAGCCTGAAGAAATGTTTTTAGCGTCTGAAGAAAGGAAACGCGTAGCACGTGACGAGCTTTCTCCAGAAGCCCGTGAATTAAGTGCACGCAATCGTGCTGATTATATTTCACGTATTACGGCAGATCGTCGTGCCATAACAGACGCAATGTTTGGTGCACCAGCTTTTGCTTCTTCTCGTTATACAAATCCAGCCTGGATGCAGACTGCTTAAAATACAATAAAAGGAATCAGAAAAAATGGGTGGCGGTGGCAGAACAAACGTAGAAGCTCCTAGGGAGAGCCCAGAACAACGCGCTTATTATGCGCTGCTCGAAAGTGACATTTAAGCGGCGCTTAATAAAAAAGAACGACAGGAACAAGAAGAAGCTACTCGTTTATCTAACTTACGCACTGCAGGTAAAACAAACCTTGGTACATACTCAGATATTTTCCAAAAACAACTCAGGTCTGGTGCGTTAACTTCTAGTGCTGCAACAGATCAGCTTAAAGATTTCCAGCAACGATATGGGCTAGAGGCTGGTGACATTGAACCTCAACTGCAGGCTATTAAACAATACGAACTTGATCAGCTTCCAGAGCAACGAACAACCCTTGTTCAGCGTACGTTTCAAGACATCCTGGGGCGCAAAGCATCTGATCAAGAATTAAAAACACGTCTTGATGAAATTTCTAAATCAGGCGGAAAGCTAGATATTGACGCAATTGCCACCTCAATTAAAAGCAGTGATGAGTATAAAGAAAAAGTTGGTGGTAGTTATTTAGAAAATTACTACCGCAGTTACTTTGGTCCCAGTGAAAAAGTAACCGTCAAAGGAACCGAAGGCGCTCCTGACTGGCAAAAAAGTACAGGACGTTACACAATTTCCACTGGTTCACAGTTTGCTCCAACTCTTGACGAAGAGACTCAAAAAACAGTTGGTCTTAAGTTTGGAGCAATGCCCGATACCTTTACAGGTAGCGTTGGCGAAATTGAGCAGATGCAGCAGAAGATGCGTCAGCGAGATGAATTTGCTTACAACTCTGGCCTTACCAAGCTACAAGGCCAGATTGACGCAGACATTCAAAAAATTAAAAACAAAGGTTCCAAAGACGTGGCAGAGATTTCTTCCAAGACCGGCATCTATGGCAACCTTGTTTCCGGTTTCTGGTGATACTTGGCCTTGTTATAATTTATTTAGTTATTAAACAACCGTTTTATCAATGTCTTACAGCAAGTATGGCACCAAAACCGTAGGCGGCGTCACGTCTAAGCGCACGCTTCAAGATGTCCTTACAGACCTGGACACTCAATATGCAGCCGGCAAAGGCAAAATGGACAAAGAGACCTATGAAGGTCTTCGTAAAGCTGCTTTTGAAAGCGAATACACTCCGTCAAGTTTTAATATGGACGAATTCGAAGGCCTGCTCGGCAAGCTTGAGTCCTCTAAAATGAAGCAACAGCGTCAAAAGTCCGTTGAAGGCCGTCGTGACATCATGACGGGTGGCCTTGCTGGCATGATGAGTAACTTCTGATTTATTTTCAATGACCGACGAAGAACGGCTGCAGTCTTACCGCGATGCTGCGGGTGCAGCATATGACTACCAACGCAATCGCGGTGAGTATCAGAGTCGTGTCTCTGACATTGACTCCGACTCTTCTTTGGACGCAGACACTAAGTCTCGTCTAAAGAAAGAAGCTGCAGACCGTTTCTATGGCACTGGTCAAGATGAAGCACGTGCTACTTTAGAACTTGGTGCTGAATTTGGCGAAAAGGCCGCCAAGTACAAAGGAGCTGAAGAACGTGCAACAATCGCAAAAGGTGCAGAAGAAACACGCGCTGGAGCAGAGCAGAGCCAACTCTTCAAACAAAAAGACGAAGAGCGCGACTACCAACAATCGCAACGCGGCTATAGATTCTGAGTTATTTGAATACTGGGTTGATAATCTAGACTCATCGACCCAGGAGTCATTCATCTCTTTTGCGCAAAATAACTACTCAGTTATTGAGTGTTATCTCTATTCACGTTTCCTTGGGTATGCCGGATCGATTGCGTCCTGCGATGCCTGGGTTTCGTGTAACTATCCAAAGCCTGATCATCGCAAAATCCTTCTTGCTGAAATTGACGAGATGCAAGAAGATATTCGCAAGCTCCGCGAAGACATTGAGACCTTTGTGATTAAACGCGATGCAGGTGTCGCACGTATTGCCACGATGCAAAAAGAGTTGCGTGGCACAATTGCACAGATTGATACATTTACTTCCACACGTGACAGGAAAGGTTTACTAATGGCTGGGGCTGACCGCGCCATTCGTGAACTCATGTGTATTTTTAAAGACGATCCTATCGAAGCTCCTTTGCTTGAAGCATCGATGAGCGTGTGGGCAAAAATGCAACTAGACGAATAGATGCATTAAAATAAACAAAAGTAATACAAACAATGGGCGCAGGTAGGCGATCTATTCCAATTGCGGGCACAACGCCCCCGTACAAGGGCGGACCGTCACGCAGCCCCGAAGACATCTTTCCAACGCGCAAGGGCCCTTCGGGGCCCAGCCAGCCCTCTCGTGAGGTGCGTCCCACCATGGAACGTAAAGGTATTGATATGAATCCAGGTCGTTCTACACGTTCGTTTTAATTAACATGAGCAAAGGTAAGATCCCGCCTCAGTTCTTGGCACACTTAAAGAAAAAAGAAGCCAAGAAAGAAGATGGCACTGAGATGAGCGATAAAGAAAAGCGTAAAGCTGCTTTAGATAAGGCTCGTAAGTACCAAGACCAAAAACGTAAATCCAAAAAGTAGGTTAGTATTTAATTACTAACCAGTTAATGTTGTGCCTTCTCATCTTCACTTAGCTTATCGACGTAACGCTCAAGCTGCAGTTAAGAATCACAAGGTACGCAAACATAAGAACGAAGAGCTGTTACAAAGAGCCCGTGAAGATTTTGGATTCTTTTGTGACTACGTAGCAGATAAAGCTCCGGCTCCTCACCATAAACAGTGGCATCGTCACTTTGTAACTGGCCAGGATAGTAGCTGCTTGGTTGGAATTGCTGGACCCAATATTGATTTACTTGCCCCCAGGGGTAGTGCCAAAAGTACAGTCCTGGGCTTGTTTACGGCATGGGCAATTGGTGTTCACACAACAGCCAAGAAACCCCTGCAGATTCTTTACCTCTCCTACACGGTTGATATTGCACGTTCTAAGTCTGCAACCATCAAACGGATTATTGACAGCAAGCGATATCAAGAAGTTTTCCCGACAGTCAAACTTCTCAAGAACGTAACCAGTAACGAGTATTGGTCTATTGACCACAAATTTGCCGGTATTGATGTTACCGGTGATGAACAATTTACTTTGTGCGCAGCAGGTCTAAAAGGTTCTGTGACCTCCAAGCGTAGTCACCTGATCTGTATTGATGACCCGACTAAAAGTGCGGCAGACATCTCCAACCCAGACATCAGGAAGATGATGGAGGATAACTGGAACGCAGTTATTGCTCCCACGATGTTTGAGGGTGGACGAGCGATCTGCCTTGGAACCCGCTTCCGCCACGACGATATTCACGCCACCACATTCAACGAACAAAACAATTGGACTCAAATTGTTCTTTCCGCAATTCAGGCCAACTCCAAAACAGGTGAAGAAGAATCTTATTGGCCTGAGATGTGGTCACTGGATTATTTAAAGGAAAAGAAACGGCAAGCACCTATTGCTTTTTCGTTCCAGTACATGAACAGGATT